AAAGACTGTTCACCATGCTGTTGATGAATACCGTGGCAGAATTCCCAGATGGGTTTCCGCTAAGTGCTTGGTAAAAATCACCGTTAAAGGCCACATAAGCGTATGCAATTTCTGACGCTAGACCTTCCATCACAACGATGTCATCGGCAGTATAATGAGGGCTGAGTCTCGCAAGGTCAATAAGAATGCGAAAACTAGCAAGAACCAATTGGGAAGGCATCCGGAGATCGTACTTTGAGTAATCACCAGCGAGAATACGTTCATCCCCAAATTTGGTGATATAACGGTGTAACTGATCCCACTCCGGTCCTTCTGAATTCAACCCTACTGCGCACTCACTAACTAGTGGGAACACAGAAAAGAGTCTCAAAATCGGAAGGAAGTACATGCGAACCCCCAATGCTAGAGCGATGGGTGAGGCCTGGAAAATACGGACCTTGTCTTTGTCCAACTTCACCGCCTCATCTTTAAAACATGCCTTGAAGATCTGTGTTGTTCGCTCACCTCTGCGGTAAGCATTGCGTAATCTCTCAAGCTCATCCCAAAATCGCTGCTCGATATCTTTGGGGCAACGATGTTTTTCAGAAACTGCATCAAACATGACATTGGATTTTGGGCCAGTCAATGGGAATCCGATAGCGGTCTTGGATTTAATGGCATCTATGTACTTAATGCCGTCCTGGCCACTAATGGTATCTATCTGCGACAATGGTTTGGCATCCATCACATACTTCTTGAACAGTTGATTGGACGTTAACCTTGTCCAATATGAATTAACCGCATACATAACTGCAGCCGCATCAAAGCCTATGCTCGCGTGAGATGACACTTGAAGAGCCGCAGTCCACTTGAATCCCTTGTTGAATTTCGGAGGTCCCCACTTCTGGGGTACTCCACAGATTTCCGATATGTGTTCTGATAAAGGTGATGCGAGTACTTCTGTTCGCGGAGAGGATGCCCCAATCACAGTGCCCAGAGGGCGAAAATGGGGTCCAGTCTCATTTTCCTTAGTCAAGAATCGAAAGGGACTACGCTCATGTAAGTTCGTTCCAGTGAAGAATTGCACATCAAATTGTTCCACTTCAAAAGGAGTCAAACTCTTTGATAAAAGAACACCTGTCTGCTCACTAAGTGTTTTCCATGCTTCCCT